ACCACGACCATGAAATGTGTTACCAAACTCCTGTTCAAATTGTAATTCAGAAGTATTATTTATTGTCTCTTGTTTCCATTTATCATCTCTACCTGGTACATCCCACCAATCAACTCTAAATGGTTTGAACTCATTTGTTCCCTGTACAGCTCCTTCCCACAACTTATGATATATATTACCAATACCGTTTGCAGTTGATGTAATAACTATCTGAGTATCCTTACCAGCAGATACTACAGGATAAGTTGATGTATAAAACTGAGCATCGTTTTCTACAAATGCAAACTCATCAAGGAACAATAAATTAATAGAAAGACCACGAATAGAACTACCACTTGTAGCCGATGCAATAATCTTACTATTATTACTAAACTCTATACTACCTTTATTTAAAGCCTTACATCCAGGTTGTAAAAAGAACGGTAAATTTTCTAAAGCTAATGTTATACGTGCTAACATCTCTCTTGCAACTGCGCCTTTATTAGCTAATATTGCAATTGTTTTTTCAGGATGAAAACATGCATACCATAAAAGATATACAACAGATGATATTGATTTACCACTTTGTCTACAAGCCAAAACAATAGAAAATCTATTATCTTTAAAATGTTTAAACATTTTTTCTTGATAAGGATATAAATTAAATGGTACTAATCCTTCGTCAAGTGATATAATCTTTACATAATTTTGAGCAAAGTATGCAGGATCTTGCATGCATTTTTGATATTCTTGGATTTCTTCTTTTGTAAAAGAAGTCTCTACGCCATCTCTTTTGACGTTAGGATTGCCAAGATATCCATACTCATTGTTCTTGATTCTTTGCATCTATAATATTATCCTTATTTAATAACATTCTTTGTAAATCAGTTGTACTACCAACAAAAACATTATTATTCGTCACTCGCCTTGCTTCATCTGTTTCTTCTTTTGTTAAATCTTTTTTAGTCTTTTGAAGGTCCATTAGGTTCTTAGTTACATCTCCAAGATTTTTAATCGTAGTAGATAACACTTCAAAAGCTCTTGGGTGTTCTGATTCTCTTGCTAATTCAGCCAAAACATCCATGGATCTAGTTCCTGTATAAATTAAATCTTTATATGTTTTACGTGAAAACTCATAATCGTCTTTTACGTCTTTATCAATAGAGATAGGACGATCTTGTTTTATAGTCGGCAAATTCTTTTCTAAACTTGCCATCATTTTTTCTTTCTTATCCAGTGACACTAATATAACCTCCCATACCCGAATGATTTTTACAATAATAATATAAAACATCAGGAGTATTTGAATCTGGTGTAAATGAAATTTCGTTTGTTCCTTGTGTAACTCCAGTTGTATATTCTGAGCCACCACCATGTGTACCATCAGTTAATGTAGATAATGCTATTGGATGAGCTGCTGGATATTGTAACTTATATATTTTATTTCTTTCAAATGTAATATTAGGTGCTTGCTCATTATTATACCAATACGCGTTACCAGTTTCTCCTTCACCAGCCTTTGCCTGTACATAGAAAGTATATATTATTGGATTATTACTAGAACCAGCAGATGCAACAGCTTGACCTTCAGATGTAATTGTTGTTGTGACACTATAAGTATCATCAGGTCCTGCAGTCGTAGGATTAATTGTAAAGTCCATTTCTTCGAATATTTGCGAAGCGGTATCAGTATCTTTAAAGTCTATATTTACTTCTCTTATAATGGCTTGATTACTTGTTGGACCATAAAACTTCATTTTCATTGTAAAGTCTAGTTGATATATAAGAACTCTTCGTTCTACAAAATCACCTTCATATTGATCATCAATATTAACACCATTTAATATAACCGCTACATCTTGTTTATGAGTAAAACCATCAATAGGTTTTATTGTTACGTTATATTCTGGTGAAAAATATGGAAGTATTTGTTCTACAATTTGCAATCCATCATCTTGATTTTTTGCCATAATATATAATGACATACCTATATCATAAGAAGTAAAATGTTTTACAGTCTTTTTCTTAGTTACATCAGATGCATGTGATTCAACAACCTGATTTCTTTTTGCAAGTTTTTGAGCTGTATCTATACCAAGTGATGTAATTTCAAATGCCATTCTTGGCAGTTTAATAGCCATAGGAGCGTCAAAACCAGTTTCTTGATCTAAACGAGCTAGGAATTTTTGTTTAGGCCCGTAGGCTAAAGGAACTCGTACCTGATTTAAAACGCTCCCGTCAGCGGCTTTTCGTATGACTTTTAAATTATTAAACAGTGTGCCAAATACAGCAACTGATTTTCTCATTGTGGCATGATAGAAATGATCACCAAACATTAGTATGTCTCCGATGGATCGCCAAATGGATTTGCTTCACTAAAGTCTATAAATCCATCTGCTGTAATTTCGAAATCAACATTTTGAGCAGCTTCATCTGAAGACCAAACTTGTCCAGTTGTATCTGTTACATCGTTAAATATTGTTGCTATTGTACCGGTATAAGTACTAGTTAATCCAGTAACTGTACCACCTACTGTAAAATCTTTTGCTTCAGTAGTACCTGAAGCTCCAATATGTTTTAACCATATTTTTGATAATGTATCTGATGTTTTAGTTCTCTGCGCGACTTCACCAAATACTTTTACTGCTGGTGTTTCACCAACAGCTGCAACAAGTGTTTGTTCTACAATTTCACCAACTTCAAAATGATTACCACCACTTATAGTTATTTCTAATGGTAACATATATCCTTGATCATCAACTACATCATCAATAACATCAAATCCGGTTTCAAAGTCTTCATCATTATATTCAAATAAGTTACACACTAATCTATAAGTCGGTAAGTTAGAGAGTTGATAGAATGGAGTATCATCTTCAACATAACTAATTTCAAAGAATGAATTTGTCATTGGTAAGAAGATTAAATCTCCTTCTTGAGGTCTTGGATCTATTTCATTATCAACATAGGTACCAACTCTAGTTTCCCATCTTCTTCTTGATACAATAAAAGTTGCTTCATCTCTAATTTCTAATCCAAACTTAGAATATAAATCACCCGCACCCTCGAATCCTTCGGTGTTTTCAATATACATTTCTAACAGATATGCATCATCGAATTTTGATGCTGGATCTTCGTTTAAAATATCATCTCTATTGACAAGAGTACGCGGTATATAATAGACATCCTGTCCATATATTTGCAGTGATTCAATTATCAGGTCTTCGTAAAGATTTTGTTCAGATTTTACGGCCTGACTAAAATAAACATTTCTAGGCATGTATTATCCTGTCATGAAGTCGACTGGTTTTTCCCAATTCAATCGTGCTTCTTCTACTAATTGTTCTAATTCTTGCACAGCATCGTCATATAATTGTCTACCGTTAAATGTTACTCCTCCAGGCATTACCATACCTTCAAACTTTAATAAATTTTGACCCCATTGCTTTTTAATTAATGCTGTTGCGTATCTCTTAAGGAAATAATCATTATATACTTCTGTGAATGTATCAGGATCGATTATACGATAACATTCTACTACTAAGTGATCACCAACTTCTACTTCTTCTGACCAATCCATAAAAATTTCAAGTCTATTTTTATGTTTTTCAAAGTTTATATGTTTTTCATCTGAGTCAACAACTAAATCTAAAAGAGCTAAAAACTGTTGAGCCATAACATATTCAGTAAGATTACCCATGAATCCTAAAGAATAAATGTCATTTAAATGAATTTGATATCGTATATCAAACATATCTGTTGATGATACAGTTTCTCTTAATGGCAATACTCTTACAACATCTGTGACTAAATCATTTGTTGTAATATATCCATTATCGATATCAGTTTGAGTTACTTGGTGCTTTAAAAAAATCTTTTCACTTGCGTCATCATGATATGTATTATAGAATTGTAAAGCTTCGTCTATTCTATCATCTAATTGATCTTCATCAATATTGATTTCGATTACAGGCGCGCCTAATTGTCTTAAGCAATAATCTATAAGCGTTTGTTTACTATTTGGTTTGGCCATACTAAAATTCCTATTATATACTATTTATAATAGTTTGTTGTTTAAGAATCAATAAATGTTTGAGCTTTTGTGACTATATTGTCATCTTTTTCTTCGTCTAAATTATTACATGCCATTATATAATTATCTAAATTAAATTGACATTGTTCTTTTAAATCTACTGAAGATTTTTTAGTTTCTGTTAATCCATTTAATAAAACTGCACCCTCATTATCTATAATATCATTTATATTTGCTATTGATTTTGTTTTTACATCTTCCCAATTTATCATAATATCTCCTAGTCTATACTTAACCAAATATAAGCAGGTAAGTAGTTAGCAACTTCATTTCCTCTCGACCACTCTCAACACCTTGAGTCCAAGTTCTAGCAATATTACCACATTCTCCACCAAAGCCAAAGCCGGAATCAGCACCCGCATTTGAACTAGCTCCTCCAAAGGTATATCCACCTTCGTCTAACGGGCAACCTATCCATGCTCCTGCACGGCCTAAAGAGTCATTGCCTGATATATTAGGGTGCGAATCTTCAACAGTAAGTTGATGCCCCTTTACCACTCCGGTTTTATTAAAGCTACTCTGGTTATTTGCAGAGGTACTATTTGTATTTGCAGCAGCCCATTTATTTAATCCATAAGATTGCATTATATCTTCTGAGCCGCCCAGATCCGTAAATCCAGGTCCCATATAATTTGTCATACCATGGTATGTAGCACTGTTTCCTATTTGTGGATCTGTACTACTTGCTGTAACACCTCCGCCATTAGCAGCATATCCACCACTAAATGCTC